AACTGATATGACTCGCCGTCTAATCCACGCATACCGATAGGAGCGTTTTACTATGGCACTTCCAGAGCAAATTCGTAAACAGACCGAGGCAGTTCAAGAACTGTACGCACAACTTAATGGTGATGGAACCAATGGCGAGGGACAAAATCCTCCAGCCGATGGTGGAACTCCGCCCAAAACAGATGCTGCTAACAGCACTCCGACCGCCGACGCGAACGCTGACACGAACGGTGCTACTCAATCACCCGGCGCTGAGCACGCAAGTGGTGAAGAAAAAGGCTCAGAAGAAAATCTAACTCAGAAATACCGTACCCTCCAAGGCATGTACAACGCCGAAGTTCCACGTCTGCATAGCCAGAACAAAGAACTCTCAGGTCGTTTGCAGCAGATGGAGCAGTTGCTGGCAACCATCTCAGCACAACAGTCTTCTGCACGTAACGTGGCGCAAACGCAAGTTGACCCGCTTGTTACCGAGAAAGATGTTGAGGAATATGGAGAATCGCTTGACGTGATGCGTAAAGTGTCGCGTGAGGAGTTAATCCCTGTTGCTCAGAAACTTGTGCAAATTGAGCGGATGCTTCAACAGTTGCAGACTAACGTCGTGCCACAGGTTCACAACCTCGCACAGCGTCAGGCTATGACTGTCGAACAGCAATTCTGGTCGGAATTGACTGCTGCTGTACCTAATTGGAAAGACATCAACGAAGACCCTGACTTCCAGTCTTGGCTTCTTGAGTTTGACCCGATGTCAGGTATCAGCCGTCAAACCATCCTAGAGGATGCACAGCGCAGCCTCGATGTACGTCGAGTTGGTAGTTTCTTCAGGTCTTGGCTTGAGATTACTGGACAAGCCAATGTTGCTCAAAACACCCGCCGGAATGTGTCTGCTTCCGAGTTGGAACGCCAAGTTGCCCCCGGTAAAGGGCGCAGCACAGGTGCACCGACAGGAACAAACGCCAAGACCTACACCCCTGATGACATCAAAACCTTCTTCAACGATGTTCGTCAAGGGAAGTACAAAGGGCGCGAAGCAGAGCGTGACCGCATTGAACGCGATATTTTCGCTGCGCAGCGAGAAAATCGCATAACTGTTAACGCTTGATTAGAGGAGTAATATCATGGGATTTCCCGTAGCTGCTGGTCGTCCGAATTATTCGGGCAACTTCATTCCAGAGATTTGGTCTGGCAAACTCATCGAGAATTTCTACGACGCCACTGTGCTCGCAGCAATCTCTAACACCAACTATGAAGGCGAGATTCGCCGCATGGGTGACACGGTTAACATCCGTACCACTCCTGAAATCTCTATCAAGACTTACGTTAAGGGCCAAACCCTGAGCGTTGAGAATCCTGATAAGCCAAAGATTCAGTTGGTTATCGACAAAGGCGAGTACTTCGCTTGTATCGAAGACGACGTGGACAAGGTTCAGTCTGACGTGAACATGATGGACACTTGGTCTAAAGACGCTTCTGAGCGTATGAAGATTAAGATTGACCAACGCGTTCTGACAGACATCCTTCCAGACATTTCTGCTTTGAACAAAGGCGCAACTGCTGGCCGCATCACTGGCAACATTGACTTGGGTACGACTGGTTCTCCAATCGCTATCACCAAGACTAACGTGCTTGACTACATCGTTGACTTGGGCACTGTGCTCGACGAAGCAAACGCTCCTGAAGGCGAGCGCTTCTTGGTTATCCCTGCCAAAATGGCTGGCATGATTAAGAAGTCTGACCTGAAAGACGCTTCTTTGACTGGCGACAGCGTGTCTGTGTTGCGTAACGGTCGTTTGGGCATGATTGACCGCTTCACTTTGTACATGAGCCACAATCTGTCTGTGACTTCTGGCAAGTTCAGCATCATCGCTGGTCATAAGATGGGCTTCACTTTTGCCTCTCAAATGACTGAGATGGAGTCTCTACGCGCTGAGTCTACTTTCGGTAACGTCATCCGTGGCTTGCAGGTTTATGGCTACAAAGTGGTGAAACCTGAAGCATTGGCTCAAGGTATTGTTACTTTGGCTTAAACCGTGAGGGGCTTCGGCCCCTCTACTGCAACTTTTTAGGAGATTTGAAATGGCTACGTATACCGATTCTTTGGGCTTTAACAAAGGCTCTGCTGGATTCCGTGCTGAGGGCTTGAATAAAGTTACTCGTATGGAAGTTGTTCTTGACTTTGCTGCAATCGCTGCTGCTCGCGCTGCTGCTGGTGCTGCTGCACTTGCTTCTGGTGACGTTCTCGAAATCATGCCTGTTCCGGCTAAAACCCGTGTGCTAGGCGTTGGTTACGACGTTACTACTGCTGAAGGTGCTACTGCAACGTTCGACTTGGGCGACGGTTCTGACACCGACGGCTATCTGAACGACATCAGCTTGAACAGTGTGGCGTCTGGTGTGATGTCTTTGGCTTTGGCTGAAGGTGCACCTAACACCATCTCTGGTTACAGCAATGGTAAGTACTACAGTGCTGCTGACACTATCGACCTCGTAGTGAACTCTAACAGCGTTGACGCTGCTAAGGTTCGCATCTGGGCTTTGGTGCAAGACTGCGCATAAAGAATGGGGGCTTCGGCCCCCTTCTTACATAGGAGAAGATGATGGCAAAACGCGAAGCACAAGCAGTACACACCAACACAGATATGCTGATGAACACCGGGCCTGCTCGGTTGATTGGTGTGATGTATACCTCCGGGGGTGGTTCGCTAGACCACATCAATTTTTATGACAGTACAAGTGCTACTGGTACGGTCAGGTTAGAGCTTGACACCACGAAGCAAGGTATTGTTACTTGGAATCTTCCCGAAGGTGGGTTGATATTTACCAACGGAATCTACTGTGATATTGGCGGAGCAACGTCAGTCACAGCAATCATCGCACAATAATCATGGCTACCAAAGACTCTCGACTAGAACGGGCTGGGGTATCTGGGTACAACCAGCCAAAACGTACTCCGGGCCACCCGACTAAAAGCCACGTTGTTGTGGCGAAGTCCGGCACTGAGGTGAAGACCATTCGCTTTGGGCAACAGGGTGTCAAAGGTGCTGGTGCAAATCCGACGACGGCTTCTGAGAAGGCTCGTAAAAAGAGCTTTGAAGCACGTCATGCAAAAAACATTGCCAAAGGCAAAATGTCTGCGGCATACTGGGCGGACAAGGTGAAATGGTGAAAGAAGTTTGGGACAAACCAAGACCTAAAGGACTCGGTAAACCGAAGCCTTTGACGCCGGAGCAGAAAGCGAAGGCGAAAGCGGCGGCTAAGAAAGCGGGGCGTAAATACCCCAACTTGGTCGATAATATGAGAGCAGCAAAAAAGTAAGGAGAGTTGCATGGCACGTTACCTTCGAAACAAACGAGACGGTTTTATTTACGATTACACTGAGCTATTGGCTGAAAACCCAATGGTCGAGGAAGTAACTGAAGAAGAAGCCTTCCCTGAGAAGTTCATTCCAAAGAAGCAAGCTGGTCGTAAGACAGGTCTGAAGTTGGAGACTCCCGTGGAAGAAATTCCAGTTGAGCCTCCTGTTGTCAATGTAGAACTTAACGCAGAAGCGTCTAGGGGATTACCCGAATGATACTCAATGATGTAGTCACAGAGGCCCGCCGCCTTATACAAGACATCAGCGCACCGCAACGCTACAGTGATGCGGTGTTGTTGGGCTTCGCCAATCAAACGCTGAAGCGTATGTCTGTATTGCGTCCTGACCTCTTTGCCTACATCGGAGAGATTCCTTGCACGGCTGGGACTGTCATTCAGTCCCCTCCGTCGGATTCCCTTCGTATCATTGAGATTTTCCAAGTCAAAGACGGTGCAGGTGTGACCGAGGTTGACCGTAATTCGCTTGACCAAACATACCCCGGCTGGATGAACGACACCGCTGCTGCGGCTGTTAACTGGATGCGCCATGTGCGCAATCCCAACAAGTTCTTCATCTACCCCAAAGCCCCCGCAGGACAAGTCCTTATCGGGGAATATGCACAGACCCCTCCCAATTACACTGGTAGTCAGACAGTAGAGTTACTGCCTGATGCGTTCTTCCCCGTTGTGGTTGACGGTACTGTGTTCTTGGCTGAGTCGGTTGACAACGAGCATGTGAACTCTAACCGTGCCCAGTTGTTCCAGCAGTCCTTCACTCAAGCGTTGGGTGTAAGTGCACAGGCTAGGTCACTGACTGACACGGAAGAAGCGGGTCTACCTAACGAACAGGTAATCGCATCATGAGTACTCGCACATTTCTCTCGTTGGCTACACGCCTTGCGGCGAGTGTGCCGGGCTGCCCTCAGCCAATCTTAGAGCAACATATTCGTGATTCAGCAATTGAGACTTGTGAACGTACGCTTGCATGGCGCTACGAGCAGCCTTTGATTCGCTTGACCCCGGGGGTGTATGAGTACCCCTACAACAACCCATTGCAGACTGAGGTACATGCGTTCATTACTGCCGCTGTCAATGGCTCACCTCTTGAGCCTCTGACCCTTGAGCAGTTGTATATGAAGTACCCTAACTGGCCTGACCTTGACCCTGACCAACGCTCAGACCCTCGGTTTGTTTGCCAGCTTGACCCAGATAACTTTGTTCTTGCCCCGTTGCCTGACGACACCAAGGCTTACGACCTCAAGATGATTGTGGTTCTCAAGCCCTTACGTACGTCTACTGGGATGGACAAGTCAGTATTTGATGACCTAGAGAACGTCATCATGCACGGTGCGTTGCAGCATCTTCTCGTCATGCCAAACAAAAACTGGAGTGACCGTGAGTTGGCTACGTACCATGCCAAGCAGTATCTTTCTAAAATAACTGAGCGCAGAGCAAGAGCGAATATCGGAGCAGCAAGAGCCTCGATGTACGTTCAGATGCGCCCTTTCGCGTGAGGACACTATGGCTGTTGATGTCATTCGTTTAGTAAAAGGCGACGAGAGACCAGTCATCGTTCTGACGTTGACCGATGATGTGACTGGTTCTCCGATTGACCTTACCTCTAACTCTACTACGGTAGTCGTAAAGTTTAGAGCCGCTGCTACAACCACCCTACTGGATACTATTACGTGCTCTAAGCTAAATAGCGGTACGACTGGTCAGGTGCAGTTTGATTTCTTGGGTGGGGTGCTTGATGTAGAACCCGGCATGTATGAAGGCGAGGTCGTGATTGATTTCGCTGGACAAGTGCAGACTGTGTATGACACCCTACGCTTTACTGTGCGGGAGAACTTCTAAGTGTCCAACATCCGAGTATCCGCAGTAGCAACAACGGTTCTGTCAGTGGCGGTTGCCGCTTCGACAGCATCTGCTGCTGTTTCCACTCGGAGTGCTTCAGTTGTTGCACAGCCTACGCCAGTCATTGCAATGACAGCGTTTGTTGTACCAACTAATGCGCTTGAACAGCAGACTGTTACGCTTTCTGACTTCCGTCAGATTTCGGTTAGTAAAGCCCTTATTGAAATCGCCATAGCCACTGACGACGTGGCTATTTCGTTCGATACTTCGTTCACAGACTCCGTGACGGTGACTGATGCAGTCAATCGGATGTTCTATGGCAACATCGACTTTGACCCAACAGACCCTGATGCCGACCCAGACCCTATCGTCATGGCGGACACAGATGATAAGACAGTAGGGAAAACCCTTACAGATGCAGCTACGGCGGCAGATACAAACGCCCAGTCCGTTGGTAAGGTTTCCTCTGATAGCGTAAGTTCTGTAGATGCTGTCAACACCAAACATGTTGGCAAGTCTTTGACGAACGAGGTTACTACTAACGACGCCATCAACACTTTCAACACAGCCAAAGTTGTTGTTGATAGTGCGACGGCAACGGACGCGGCTGCAAAAGAACTTACTCGACCTAATGTTGCCGACTCGGTGACTACGGCTGATGAATCTTCACGGCAGCCGGGGTTGGGTAAGACCGACTCGGTGACGGCTGCGGATGCATTTGGGCCATTCGATATAGGTACAAACCCTAGTGATACAGCTACCGCGACAGATGCTGTAAACACATTTGCGGTTGCCAAGGTACTGACCGATGCGGTCACGATGACTGACTTCATTGCTAAGACTCCGGGCTACAACTTTGACTTTGACATTGTTGACGCAGACGCTGACCCAGACCCAGTAACGGTTACTGAGGTGATGGCGAAGTCATTCACCCGCCCGAACATTACTGACACAGCAACTGCTTCTGACGCAGCAGCAAAAGATTTCACCCGTCCTAATGTGACGGACTCTGCGACTATGGCAGACGCAACGGCTAAATCTTTTGAGACAGCCCGTGCAGACGCCGTGACAGCAGAGGATACAGCGACTCGAAGCCCTGTGAAGGTTCTAACCGACGCAACAATTGGGGCGACTGACGTACTGGTTACTTCTACTACCAAGGTAGCGACTGACTCCGTAACTGGCTCAGACGCTATCAATGTGTTTGCCGTCACGAAAGCATTGACTGATGCTGCTACGATGGCTGACTCGATAAGCGTTCTGTTGATTCCGGGCATCACTACCCCGCTATACGACTGGGCATTTATCTCAGATGACAAGTTCACCTACTTCCCTGTACAGGGTGTACTGAACGCGCATTTAATCCACCAACCGCTCGTAAACGGCGAGTTTGTGCTGACAACTGACCCCAATGCTGGTATCGTATATACCATCCGCACGGAGTCAGTCAGCTACATGTTTGCTGGTTACGGACTCAACGAGAACCAACTTAACTAAGGAGTTATCATGCTTCACGATACTATCAAAATGACTGGCGACCTGAAGATTGTTCTAACGGACGAAAACGGTCAAATCAAACATGAGCAAGAGGTGAAGAACCTTGTTGTGACTGTCGGTAAAAACTTCATTGCTTCGCGCATGAAAGACACTACTGATACAGCCATGACTCATATGGCTGTCGGCTCAGGCACTACTGCTGCGGCTGTTGGCGATACCACTCTTGGTACTGAACTTGGTCGTGTGTCTTTGACTTCGACTACTGTAACGACCAACAACGTGGCGTATGTTGCGACATTCCCAGCAGGTACTGGCACTGGTGCTGTTACTGAAGCAGGTCTGTTCAATGCCTCGTCTGCTGGTACGCTGCTTTGCCGTACTGTGTTCTCAGTCATCAACAAAGGTGCAGCCGACACACTCGGTATTACTTGGACTGTGACTGTTAACTAAGGAGTCTGGGAATGGGTATCAAACTCTCGAATAATGCGTTCGGCACGCTTGCATCGGGTATCAACTCGTCTGCAACAAGCATTACGCTGACCACCGGGCAAGGTGCTCGTTTCCCTACT